CACGGTATCATGCCTAAGAATAAAGTAATCTTTGTATCTAACCAAGGTGAGCAACCTGGTAGAACTCAATACTGTATTTCTGAAGAAATGGGTGGAAAACCTGGTTTATGGACTAGAACTTCTGATAATGTACCTCCTCCAAATGCACCTGGTTATGCTTTCCAAATTGGTAATGCAGGTATGGTTTATCTGAAGTATCCAGAAAATGTAGTTCACATGACAGTATGTGAAGTTGAAGATATCCAAAAACGTTTGGTTATTCTTGGTGATATTTCATTAGGAATCTATTAATACTTACATACTTAAGGAGGCTATCTAAAGTCTCCTGATTTAACTATTTAAAATATTAGAGATAAATTAAATATGCCTTTATTAGATCCAATTCATTTTATTCAGAAAGCAGGTAGAACCAAAGGGGTTACTAAAACTTATGTAACTACTTTAGTAACAGATAAAGGTACTGCTGCCTATACTGGAGATACTGTAACTTTTACTAACTTAGAAGTTGAGTTAGATGGTGAAAGATTCAAAGCAACTAAATCTTTAGACTTAGGTAACGTAGCTAGTTTACTTCAAGCAGGTAAACAATATGCTATCTTTGCAGTTGCTTCTTATACTGAACCTGCTTCTCAGTCTGCTGCTGAATCTGCTGGTTTAGATTACTATGTAGCTCAGAATTCTAAAGGTGAAGCTATTGCTTACAGATTCTTCCCTTCAGATGTGTTAGCTCAAATTAATGCTGCTGGTGGCATTGCTAAGATTAAACAAGCTAGATATTTTAATCCTACTTCTGCTGATATTGCTAACTATGATGCTTATTATCAACAAATAGAAAGATTGCAAGATCCTAAGTTTGCCATTAAAGCATTACTTCCTACAGGTTATGACTTTGTAGTTGGTGAGTTGCGGTATGTAGACAACACAGCTTCTTCTAATGAATTCCCTGGTAAAACAAGAAGTGAGTTTAGAACTCTTAAATCTCAGTTAGGTGAAATTAATACTGTACGCAAGATTTTAACTGGGGCACAAGCTACTTCTCAGTTTGGTTCAGCTTTATGGCTTATTAAAACAGCTAAATCTTATTCTTCTTTAAGTAATGCTCAGTTAGATAACACAGGTACTGATGTGAGTGCTGCTATCATTGCTGCTGATGAAGATGGTACTGTTTATACTTTCTCTGCTTCTCATTATGTAATCCAAGAATACATTCTTCCAAGTACAACTGATATTGGTCAAACCTTTAAAGGTTACATTGTAACTAAGTGGTTAGACAAACAAGTATCTAGTTTCTTAGGTAGAATGAATCCTATTTTCCTGGATAACCAAGCATTGTCAGGTACAGTAATTTTACCTCAACCTGAGTTAAAGAGACTTACTCAATATGCTTATCCTTGTGAGTTAGCAAGAATTACTTGGGATGGTACTGCTATCTCTGCAATTAACTATACTTATGATACAGGACTATAGATAAATGAATGAAGTTAGGGTTTTAGTAATGACTAATTTTACATATACTTATGGCTCTTCTAGCTATAAGCAATGTGGAGATAGTATGTACTTTAACCCTTCTTCATCTGAGCAGCTAGATGAACTAAAGTTCCTTTTAGATAGCTCTTATATGAAGAAGGGTTGGTTGTATGTAGAAGAAAACATTAAAGAAGATTTTAAAAATAGAGTTGGTATTTTTGCTAATACACCTTTAGTAACTACAGAAATAAAAGTAGAACCTATTGAAGTTAAATCTCCTGTAATTAAAACTCAAGAACAGTTAGCTGAAGAGTCTAGAGTAGTAGAGTCAACTATTTCTTTAGAAGATAGAAAAGCTCAGTTAGAAGAAATGAAAGCTGCTGAAGTTAGAGTTATTGCAGAAGGTTTAGAATTAGAAGATTATACTAATAAAGTTAACGCTATTGAGTACATATTAGAAAAAGAATATAAGTAAAATGGTTAACTCTTTTGGTGGTTTTTCAGGCAACTCAGATATAGAAGTATTTGTTAACTCCATATCAACAGATTTTGTTAATATGGTAACTTCTAATTCAGTTATTCTTGAAAGCTACCAAAGAAGACCTAATGATGTTATTAATATAGCTATTAGACAGGTATACCCAAGAATAGGATTAAGGTTAGCTGCTGCTAAGAATTTAGATAACTCCCCTCTGTTTGCTACTCTACCTTTTGTTCAATCTCAGTTAGCTTCTCCAAGCAATGATGGTTTAAGACATACGCTTTATGAAAATATCATAAGGTTAATGACTGAAGTTAGTAGTCCTTATTCAGAAGGTATTACTAATGTTGCTGCTTCTTTAACTGCTGCTATTTTAATAAAAAGTATTCCTATCAATAATGACATTAAGAATATTGATTTAGGAGAGAATATTGAGAAGAGAGCCTTTGAAGACTTAGATAGAATAGTAGAGTTATATAAAGGAAATGAATTAAATGTTAATGCTAGTAATCTAAATACTGAAACAACTCTTCAACAAAGTATTTATATTTCACTAGATATTGATAAGACTACTTTACCTGCTACCTGGTTTAATGTAGGTAATGTAGATGAAAGAATTGTAATAGAGCAAGCATATCCTTCTGCTAATGTTAAGATACTAGAATCTTTAACTATCCCTTCAAACAAAATAGCATTTGGATATTACTTTATATCAGGTACAGAATTTGAATCAGTTAGTTCTACAGATACAGGATTTTTAAATCCAGAGTTAACTATATTTCCACCATTAGAAGATACATTTACCATTAAATCTGGAGACACTTCAGAAGATATAATTACTAACTTAGCTGATAGTTTAAATGATGCAGGGTTAACTAGAGATACTAATATAATAACTGCGCCTAATATTGGCACTTTACTTTCTACCTCTATATCTACTTTTAAACAGAAAATATATCCAAGTGAAGTAGATAAAACTTTTGATAGAAAACCAGCTACTTTTAGATTACAACCTAGAATAGACTATTTATCTTTTAGCCCTAGAAGAGTATCTTCAATAGCTAACAGAGAACTTATTATTATTAAATTTTATACTTTAGATAAAGTTAGTTTAGCCTCTACTAAATTATCTCAACTTAATATACCTAACTTTACATATACGGGAGTTTGGGGTAACTCTATTAATTACTCTATTGGAAATATAGTAGACTATAATTCTAGAAGTTATGTATGTAAGCAAAGTTCTTTAAACAAAATACCTAATAATTCTACTAACTACTGGGAGTTGTTAGTTAGTCCTCATGATAACTTAAGTGTTTATAGAAATATATCTCAAGATCATGTAGAAGGTTTACTATATGGTTTAGTAAATGACTTTACTAAACTAGATAAACTTGGACCAAGATCCTTGCTATTAGATGTTAAAGAAGGTACTCTTAAAACTATAGGAGGTAGAGAAAGTTCAGCAGCTTCTAATAGTCTAATTAATACTTTTTACTTTAAATTAGAAGAGGGTTTTGCCGCAGTAACAGGATTACTAAAATTAAGGTGTGCATCTACTAAGTTGATTGACGTTCCTGAAATATTCTCTTTTTTAAACTCTACAGATAAAACATTAGATATTAATCTAGTAAATGCTACTGCTGAAGATGTAGCTTTAGAAGTATTAAAAGCAGTTTATAAAATAAGTCAGTATACAGATGTTTTATCTGCATTAGCATACCCTCATGCTTTAGAGTTTACTGCATTTAAGAGAACTAAAGAAGAAGTTAAAGAAGTAATTGACATATTGCAGATACCAGAAGGTTTAGAAATAGCTACAGGTACAAGTCTTATAGAAAGAACTCCTTATAAACCTAAGCCAAGGTCTTTGATAGTAGATGCTGTTTTAATACCCTCTGCATTAAGAAGACATCCTAGTATAGATGGAGGGAATAGTAATGGAAAGTTAGGTGCAGAAAAAGTTAACTTTACTCCTAATTCTACTATTCAAGCTATTAAAGACAAAATTAGTTTTACTCAACAAAAAGGAATAGGTTACTGGTATGTTAGATAGTATTGTTGCCCCTTCCATAACTACTCTATATTATTCTATTTACTATTTTTTAGTAAATCATCCTTTACTTAATAATGGGTTGGTTAAACATACTTTAACTGGAGAACCTGTAGAGATATCTCAATATAGATTAGGTTTAGGGGGGTTTCCCCTTAATGATGGGTTAACTTGTTCTATATATCCTTTGTTTGATGATAACAACCTTACTAGCCCAGCTACCATTAATGCTTCAGTTATTTACAGTACCTATAACTTAGGGGTTGCTAATGAAGATGAAGCTAAATATCATTTTATTATTGATTATAGTTATAGAAGTATTAATGTAGATGGTCAGAATAGAATTGACGACGCAACCTTAATTAAGGTACCCAAAAATCATGTAGTGTTCCCTAAAGATATAGGTAAAGTAAATAAAGAAACTAAAGAAGTAGATTTATATATTAATCCAGCACTAGATGTTGTTACTCAATATATAGAGTTGACTAGATTAGCTTTAGAAGATACTTTACATCAAGGGAGATTTCCTTTAGGAAATAATATATATAGTACGTTAGGTAAAGTAGAGCCTATTCATATTAATTTGCCTACAATACCTTGGGAAAAAGGAACTTCAGTATTAGATACTAGAGGATATTTACTAATAAGATTAAATGGCTATATGACAAGAGATTGGAGAAAGATATGGCAATCCCCCCTTGAAGATATATCTTTAGAAGTTGACTTAATGAAGTAATTGCATACCAATAACAATTAAGTATTCTTTACTATCTAATTTAGATTTTATAAACTAGATATAACATGAGAATTCCCTCCATTAGTTTTATAGAGAATAATGTTGGTTTTACTCCTATAAGACAAAATATTAGAAATAGAATTGGAATTGTTTCTACTTTTAGCAGAGGGTCTACCACTCCAACTTTTATTGTTGGAGATAGCTTTTTTGCTAACAATTATGGATATGACACTTCAATAGGTTCACTTGCTTATCAAGCTGCTAGAGATCAAGGAGCAGAAGATTTTCTTTGTGTAAGAGTATTAGGTAATGCTAAACCAGCCAAAGGTCAAGTTAGTTTTAGTGGTATAGCAACTAAAGCAAACACACTTTACTTTAATATTAAGTTTATTGGTTTACCCTCAGAAACTACTAACATTAAAGAAGTAATAGTAACTTCAGGTAAGTATACTGGTTCAGTTAGTGGTAGATACTTTTTTAAAGTAACTAGTATTATTACTAATGTTGCCACTATTAAATACAAATTTATTGTATTAGGTGAAGATGAAACTATTAACTGGAGTACAGTAACAAATAGTTTTACAGTTAACTTAACTACTGATAAAGGGGTCTCCAAAGTTGTAGAAAACGGAGTTTCTGTTACCTTTGGTCAAGTAGATCAAACTAATAATTTAGCTCTAGCTAATAATGATGAGTTTAAAATAAGAGTTAACTCTTATGTATTTACCATCCCTATTAATCAAAATGACATTCCTTATCAAATAGCTACTAACTTTATTAGTGCAGTTTCAGGGTTAGAAGTATTAGAAGAGATTACTCTTAATGATGCTAATAATGGAGTTGTATTTGAATTAGATAGAAATCAAACAGATATTGTAGGAACTATTGGTAATAGATTTAGTTACTACTTTACATTATTAGATACAGTTAACTCTGGTATTACAACTACTCCTGCGTTAACTCCTACTAATGCTGTCTTTATGACTGGAGGTGAAGATGGACCAAGGGTGGCTTATAGAGATTTTTATTCCATTAATGGTACTCCCCTCTTAAGACTCCAAGCTAACTATGTAGGTGACTATGGTAATAACATTAGAGTTAATCTGTATCCTGATTCACAAAACTCTTTTAGATTAGAAGTATCTGATTTGAATGCTGGCAACTTCAATCCTAGATTAGGTACTGAATCTTATGTAATCAACTTTAATGATTTAGACACAAATGGTTTACTAAATCAACTAGCTGAATCTATTTACATTAAAGGTATCTTTTTACCTAAGTTTGTAGATCCAGTTGGTTATGATGTTAACTTAGTAAATCAATCTCCTGTTAGATTAGCTCCTGCTGATGTAACTATAACTGATGTAGATGACATTAGACATCCAAATTACTATGGTCTTACTAAGTTATTAGATGTATCTCTTGAAGATGGTTATGATGGTCCTGCTGTAACTGATGATGATTACATTAGAGCTATTAATGCTTTAGATTCTTATCCAGTTCACATTGTAATAACTCCAGGTAAGTTTAATTTTACTATTCAGCAAGCTTTACTTAGTCACTGTGAAAATGCTAAAGATAAAGATGGGTTAAGAATAGCAATATTAAATACTAAACCTAATCTTTCTCCTAATGCTGCTAAACAAGAAACTGTAGGTTTAAATAGTAAGAGAGGAGTTAAAGTTGCTGGTTGGTCTACTTATGCTGGTCAACCTGATGCTCCTAGATTTGGTTTGTCTCCTGATGCTTTGTATGCTGGTGTGCTTGCAGCTATTCCTTTCTATGTATCCCCTAATGCTAGAAGGACTGCTGGTTCAGTTAGAAACATTACTGAAGTAGATACATTTAAAAACTCTAGCTCTGTAGCATTGCAATTATATACAGATGCTAAGTTAGAAGTCCTTCATGTAGACCCTGCAACTCAAGCTTTCTTCTTTACTACTGGTAGAACTCTTACTTCTGATCCTGCTTGGGAATATATTTATATTAGAAGAAGTTATGACTCTATTAGACAAGATTTATATGATGTTCTTTCTTTCTATATTGGAGAGCCTCATACATTAAGATTAAGAAGTCAAGTTCAAGTAGCTGTAGAGCAATACTTAAAACAGCTTTCTATAGAAGGAAAAATAGCTAATTACAGCAGCGTCTTAGTAAGTAATGATAATAATCCACCTGGAATTTATACATTAGGTCAACTAAATGTAAGTTTTAGATTCTTACCTATATATGCAATTAGAGAAATTCAAGTTTCCATTATAAGAAGTAATGATGATGGATTAAATTCTCAAGGTACTTAAATAACTAAATAAAAAAATAATATGACTATAAGAGGCAGTTTAAGTAGTAATCCTTTTGGAGCAGTAGTCAATAATGCTGGAATTGACCCTATGCAAGGGTTTGATGTAGAAGTATGGGCTACTGATTTAGCAACAGGACAAGTTTTAGATATAGGTCAGTTTCAATCTTGTACATTTACTATAAGAAATGCTACAGAAACTTATCTTACTTTAGGGCAAAGAATTCCTACATATTATGATGGGGAGATTCAGATAGCTTGGGTGTTAGAAAGAGGTAAGTTAAATGTAGATAACTTATCTGCATGGTTTGGAACTAATGACTTAAACAGAAATGTATATATTGGAAGAGGTCCAAGATTTCAAATTACTATTGACTATAATGCAGTAGGTTTACAAGGTAACGGAGTTAGTAGTGCTACTTATGTAGCTGAATCAGGTCCTCAACCTTCAGGAGGTTATTTTGATCCTGTAGGTGCAGGATTTAGAAAAGGGACTCCTTTTTTAACCCCTACTGACCAAAACAGAAGTAAAGGTAGAATACATTTAGTAAGATGTAAGTTAGATAGTATGTCTGAAGGTATTATGCCTGGTAGACGTATTATTGCTAACAGATGGGAAGGTGTATCTGAAGGATATATAATAGACTTAACTGGAAGTTATCAAGACAGTTTTAAATCTAAAAATACATCTAAAAGTTCTAGTCCTATTAAGCAAGGAGTTGATGTTACTAACGTATCGAGTAATATAACGTAATTAACTCCTATTTAATACTTTAATAAAACTCTTAAGATAGCACTTAGTTTAATTAAACTAAGTGCTATTTGTTTATCTATATTATATGAAAATATACTCACCTGAAGCGGCTACTCCTGCTGCTGCAATAACGTTAGCTACAGCAGCTTCTAACACTCAACCTATTCTATTTACTAATCATTTTGGAGATAAAGGAGATTACATTAACCCAGAAAACTCTAGTGAAAAGAAAGAAGTTAAATTAGAATGGACTCTTAAGGAAATTATTGTTAACTTAACTAGAGATTGGGGAACTAGTCAAGCTCAGATTACTTTAACTTGTGAGTTACCTGATACTGCTATGTTTTTACCTTCTTTACCTGATGTTTCTTTGTATAGAGGAGGGGATTATCCTTATTTAGATAGAGAAGATGAAATAAGAATATATGCAGGTTATGTAGCTTCTTCAACCACTCCTATTACTGCTGACTTATTAGATGAAGTACCTTTTAAGTTTCGTGATATTAGTACAGATAAAGATGTAGAACCTACTCCAGAGAAACCTTTATGCCCTATCTTTTGGGGATTTATAGATAACATTATTTATGATGCTAACCCTCAAGGTTTTAAAGTAACTCTTCAATGTAGAGATAGAACTAGAGTGTTTGCTGATACTAGAGTTATTAGTCTTAAAGCAATTCAAGGTAAAGTTAATAAAGACGCGCCTAATCAAGAAACTGAACAGAATAATGCCACTTTATCTGGTATAGCTAGTGGAGATAGAACACAAATCTTATTGCAGTTAGCTAATGCTGCTAGTGGTAACCCTTTTGGTGAAAACTTAACAACAGCTAGATGCTGGAGACTAATTGAGGGAGGAATGTCTATTAGAGGATTTACTATACAGAATGAGCAGACTAACTTAAAATTTCCTACGCAAGACCCAGCAGCTTGGATTCAGACTGCTACTTGTAGAATAATGAATGACAAAGCTAACCCTAGATTTAATACTTGGGTAGAGAAGCCCCCTTTAGTAAAAAGTGAACCTAAAGCTAGTTTACAGATACTTAACAAAACCCCATTAGAGATAATAGATTACTTAGCTAAGACTGAAGAGAGACCTATGGATTTCTTTGCTAGTCATATTAATGGAGACTTTATATTCGGTCCTAGAGTAAAAGATGAATCAGGTTTTGAGGATGTAAATAGACAATATAGAACCTACTTTCATAGAACTTACCCTAAAAATGTACCTGATGTTAAGCCTCCTAGCTTCAATGCAATGATTCAGTCTATTAGAGTAGTTAGCTCATCTCTATTTAGTTTTAATAATTTTGTAATTGTAGATAGCTCTAATACTAGAGGAAGTGCTACTTCATTAATAGGTTCATTAAGATTTGGTTACTCTGTATTAGACCCTAAGTTAGCTAATAGATTAGTAACTCCTCCATGTAAAACACAGATTATCTATGATGGAGGTTTAGCTATCTATGAAAGCCAAGAGTATGGGGCATTACTTATTGCTTTAGCTAATGCTAAAGTATGGAGTAGAGATACCCAAGGTGTAGAACTGCAAGTAGTTGGAGACCCTACTTTTTGTCCAGGTGAAGCTATTAGAATTTACAATACTTTTCTACATGACTTTAAAACTTATACTGTAGTAGATAGCAAAGCTGATGCTGCTAATTTTGTAAAAGTTAAAAATGAAGAATATAACGGAAAAAAAGTATCTGATATAGTAAAAAGTATACCTGATGATAAAAGAGGTGAAGATAACCCAGCAGTATCTAAATTTGTTAATGATACTATCAATAGTGAAAATAGATTACCCTCTAATATTAATAACCTTATTCTTCCTTACTATTCAGTCAGAGTGGTGCAGCATAGACTAACTGCTCAAGGAGATAAAGGTTACATAAGTCAATTAATGTGTTGTTCTGATATTTAGGAGAATATAAGTATGTTTGATCAAATATTAAATCCTAATAATACATATACTAATAGAAATGCAGATAATATTTATAGAAGTAATATAGGAGTAAAGCAAGGAGTAGTAGTAAATGTAAGTAGAGAAAACCATTTAGCTCAAACTTATGATGTACAAGATTTAGAGACAGGTGCCTTATTCTTAGGTTGTAAATATCAATCTCCAACTGGAGGCTTTAATGGAGTAGGTAGATACGCCCCATTAGATGAAGGGACTCTAGTAACTTATACTTGTGCTGAAGGTATAGGAGAGAATGGTATTATAACTGGAACTTTGTATACTGAAGGTAATTATAATAAGTATTATAGTGAAGGTAAACTTCAAGAGTTTGCTCAATTAGAAGAATATAGTAATCAGTTATTTGAGATTAACCAACCATCAGGGCATCCTAATAGAATTACTGACCCTGGAGCTACTGCTACTTTTTATGGTGCTAATAACTTATTTAATACTTTTAGTGATGCTAGATTTACAAATAACATAAAAGACAAAGCTAAAGCTAACAGACAACCTGGAATTATAGATTTAGCTACTTCTATAGGAGATAAAGTCAACTATGCTTATAATTCTATAATTAACTATACTGCTAATATTATAAATGTGGCAGAAGGTACTGCTGAAAGTAAATGTGCTAAGTTAATAGAATATGCTAATTACTATAATAGACAAGCTGATTTGTTAGCTCAAACTTCTATTATTAGGGAAACTACCCCAGAAGAAGCTAAGAAAACTACAGGAATAAAACCTATTGTTAGTAAACAAAGTAATCCTAAGAGTCAATCTAATTTAAGAAGCCCATTTACTGATCAATACTTTATAGATCAGTATAAAAAGTTAGCTCAAATGTATTTAGAGCAGGCTCAATCTTGTAATAGAGGAGATACTGCTAGGCAGTTAGTAGGTTTACAAATGCAAACTTCTTCAGGTAGTGAGTTACCCCAAGGAGAACAATCTGTAGAAGGGCAGCAAACTAAACCTGACTATAAACCTAATGAAGAGAAGTCTAGTGTTGCTGCTACTAATTATGGAGAGAGAACTCAAACTAAATTTAAACCTTTAATAGTTTTACATGAAACTATAGGTAATGCTAACTCTGTAATTAACCTTTTTCAAAATCCCAAAGCTCAAGTTAGCTATCATGTAATGATTAAACTTGATGGCGGTTTAGTTTACTTTACTGACCCTAAAAAAAGAGCATTTGGGGCTGCACCTTCTCAGTTTAAAGAAGAGTTTGAAGAAAGAGTTAGAGATGATGGTAAAAAAGTTAAATCAGTTAATAGTTTTGCTTACCATATATCTTTTGAAACTCCTGTAGATGGACAACCCCCTAATGATAATAAGTCTACACATTCTGGATATACAGAAGCCCAGTATAATTCACTTGCTTGGTTAACTGCTAAAACAGGAGTACCATTAGAAAGAATAACTACTCACAAAGAAGTTAATATAACACAACCTAATATTTCTCCAAATATTGACCCCAGAAGTTTTGATAGAGTTAAGTTTGAGAAACTGTGGAATAACTATCCAAAAACTAAAGAAATCTTTTTTGGTATTGGGGATGAGTAGCTAACAACTCACTTATTAAACATATACTAAAGATACCTTTATATAGTTAACTGTATAAAGGTATTTTAAATATATGGCACAAGTACCCCAGGCACTACTTGATATTGTTAAACACTTTGAAGGATGTGAACTTAAAGCATATTGGGATCGTGGTCACTATTCTATTGGTTATGGAACAAGAGCTAAGTCATCTACAGAAATAATATCTAAAGAAGAAGCTGAGAAAAGATTAAGAGATGAATTACAATCATCAGTTAATAATGTTTTAAGTTATGTAAATAGACCTTTAAATGATAATCAATTGGCTGCATTAGCTAGTCTTAATTTTAATACAGGAAATATTAAACAATTTCCCAAGTTGATGGCTGCTTTGAATTCAGGAAATTTTAATGAAGCAGCAAATCAGTTTTTAGATATTAATAAAGATATTACAGGAAATGTATTACTAGGATTATCTAGAAGAAGAAAAGCTGAAAGAGATTTATTTTTAGGTAAGTCTTCTGGAGTAAACTACCCTTTAAATTCTGTTGAGCAAACAGCTAACCAAGTAGGTTCTCTAGTTCAAGATGCTGGTTCTGCTATTTCTAATGGTTTAGCTACACTTCAATCAGGTATACAGTCTGCACTACTTACAGGTCAGAATTGCCCACCGCCCCTTTATACTCAGCAAGATAGAATTATTTATCCAGGCTGTTTACAGAAGACTGCTAATCCTATCTTTGGTAATGGTCTAGGTAGTGGGGCTGCTGCCCCTGGCGTAAATGCTATTAATAATCAAGCTAATGGGCAATCTCAAGATAATGGAAGTCAGGCTGCTGAACCTTATAACGGTCAGTTGAAACCTGGGGGTTTAATAATTCCTTTAAAGAAGCCTTATACTTTTACTAGTAAATTTGGGTGGAGATGGGGAAAAATGCACAGAGGAGTAGACTTAGCTGCTTCTCTTGGAACTCCTATTTATGCTGCTGCTGATGGAGTTGTAGATGCTATACACATTAGTTGTCCTGTTACTCCTAAATATGGTTGTGGAGCTCCGGGATTTGGAGGATATGGGAATATTGTTTTTTTAAAACATCAAGGTTTATATACTTTGTATGCTCACTTAAGTTCTGCTGCTGTTAGCTTAGGACAGACTGTTAAACAAGGTCAGGTAATAGGTGGAGTAGGTGATTCAGGAAGTAGCCAGGGTAAACATTTGCATTTTGAGACGCGTTTAAGTAGAGACAATGCTGTAGACCCTACAAAGTTTATTCAATTTTAGGCTGCTTTTTTAGTTGTCTAAATAGAGTTTATACAGCTTTTTCTACAGACTAATCCCTTCTTAATTTTTCTATAATTGCTGTAGGTTTTATATTTAAATCTCTATACCATTCAGCTATAATTTTAGTTTCTGAATCTAAAGTTAATTTAGTATTGTAATCTCCTCTGTTATTATTTTGAGTAAAGTTATCAGCCCATTTACAGTTACTAGGTTCATAATTACCTTTATTGTTAATTTTATTTAAAGTAGTGTTATTATGTATTTTTCTAGAAAGTTAACAAAATCATGCTATCTTTCAATAACTTTAATTTTCTTAGCTCCATACTTAAAATATTGAGTGCTATTAAATTCATAGCATCTTCTTATCATAGCTCTCCAGCTATTCCAAGTAGGAGTATCAGTCATATTATGTTTGTTAACTATACATCCACAACTTTTGGTAGTACCAGCTCTTAAAGATTTACTAGTTACTAAAGTCTCCTTTTCGCATTCACATTTACATAACTATAATGCTTTACTTTTTTTGTTAATAACGGTTAATTTCCCAAACAATTGTTCAGTTATATCTATTACTTTAGTCATGTTTAATTTTCTATAATTCTTTTAATATATGTTTTTATTATAAATGATAGATACAATCAACCAAACTCACAAAGATTATTTTAATTTCTTACTAACTCAATCTATTCCTAACTATTTTGATTATAGAGCAGGAGCATCTTTACTATTTTTATTTCCCTATTACATTCAAGTGGGGTTAGCTCAAATCTTTACTACATTAGAATCAATAATAGTAGATGACTTTCAGTTAACTGAACCTACTAATCTAATACAACCAGTTAGATTAATGCAGCTAACTCACAACTTATTAAACAGAGAGTTATCTCCAGCTACACATTCTTTATTACTTCCTAAGTTAAACTTAGATAGATATAATAACTTGTTTGGATATAAGTTGACTGAAGATATCTTTTTTAAGAATACTATTACTCAAATTAACTCTGTAGGAATAATAAATAGTGGCTCTTTGTTTACTACTCAAGATGAAGTGTTATCTAGAAAAAGATTAGAAAGGTATTTTAATGTAGTTAACTTTGAAATGAATAATATAGATAAGTATATTGATATAGCAATTAATAATAGTAGAATTGAAGCGGCTGCTATATTCTGTGAATATTTTAAATACCCAACTAAATTAACTCAACAAGTAATTAATAAAATAGAAGTATGGAATTTAAACAACTAAACTTAGATCAACTACCTATTAATCCTATAGAAGACCCTAACTCTATAGATTATAAGAATCAGCTTAACTTAGCTTTTAATACTACTCAAGCTTTAAGCAATATTAGTAATTATTTAACCACATTAAATAGTAGTATTAAACAAAGACCTAACACAGTTAAGACCTTAAACTTAGTATTAGAAAGTTATCTTTATCTTTTACTAACTACCACAACTATATCTAACTTAGACAATAGTAAACTTAGTTTTTTTTACAGTAGAAAGAAAACTATTGACCTTAACTATTTTCAACCTATTGATTCTACTTACCTAGAGAATCTTAACTACACTAACTATAAGGTGTGGGGGTCTAATTATGGAAGTTTAGGTTACTATTTATACTTATTTCAAAGTAATCTTCATTTTGCCCATCCTAGTAAACTTGTCAGATTATCTGTAGAAGAGTTAGTTAAAAGATTAGAGTTACCTGATTTTTCAACTAAATTATTATCTTTTATTAGGTCGGATAAATTAGTTGATGACTATAAGTTATATCAAATAAGTAGTTCTCTAATTAGAGAATTAGATTTAGTTAAAGTCATTAATCAGTTAACTTTCTATGAAGAATGGATTCAACAATTACTAATATGGTATTCAGGAGTTAATATAGTTAACCCTTACAAAGAAGATAGTTCAGCTTATAAAGCTTTTAGCTTGTTAGTAGAAATGTCTCAGTCTGTGGTTAAACTAGGTTTATATCTAGAATCTTTTAGCAATTTACCTTACAAGTTTTTACACCAAGAAATAGATTTATTAATTTTAGATGCAATACAAAGTATAGTTAATCTAAGAAAACAAAAGCAGTTTGAAATCACTACTAACTTAACTGAAGAAGAGGTTTTATTAAACAAACTATTTACTAAGATTAGAGTTAACAATACTGCTGAATTCATAACAGCAGAAAGTTACAGAATACTGTCTATTAACTTAGTAGGAGGGTTAAACCAATGGTTGGTCGCTATAGCTGCTGAATTAATTAATAGAGCGTATATACTTACCTATTCTCAGTTTATTGATAGTAATCTGTACCCATTAGCTAATAATGAAGAGTTAATTAGTCTAATAGATAGAGTCTACAAGTTAATATTCTATGCAGGTTATTGTTTGAAGAAGACTAACCTTAATCACTTACAACTTATAGGTAGTAACTTAAGAATACTTAGCCAGCTAGATGAAGATAATAAATTAGTGGAGTTTGATTTACTTACATGACTAAACCATCAGATATACAGAAACAGCAGCCAGTTGTAGAGAAATCTAAAGATGCTAATCCTAATATTTTAAAACAAACGGCTGATGTTAACAAAGATGTAGCTAACCAACAGTCTAATGCTGCTACTAAAATAACTACAGAAGAGGTTAAAGATAAACAAAATATAGGTAACAAGTACATTAGTAATCAAATACTAGCTGAACCTATTAGAGTAATTAGTCCTGAATCTATTATTAATGCTGCTATTGCTGCTGTTAATGTACTAGGACAAGCCATAGTTAACCCTATTAAAGAAAAGTTAGAAGTAATAGAAGATTTATCTCAAAATCCTTCAGCTATTAATAATAATCAAATTAAAGATTGTATTGATAAGACTAATAAAAAGTGTACTACTATAGCTCAAACTCAGGCAAAAACTTTAGAATTAGCTAATGGTCATATTATTAATGGGGCTTTTAATACTCTTATTAACTCAGGTAACTCAGTCCACATAGTTAGCGATACTGCTACTGTTAACAGATCCCCTTTCTTTAGTTTATCTGCTCAAGACACCTCTATTCAAAGTAATAATTCTATCAATTTAGTAACTGATTTTAACTTTAATCAGTTCAAACAAGATGTAAAGTTTGTAGAAGGTACTAAAATTAGTCAAGCTCAAACTTCTCTTAATGTAGCTACCTCTACTAATGACAACGTAGCTAAAGTTAACAGAACAGTAGGAATAGAAGAGAATAGTAGTTTAGGTAAAGTTAATAAAGTAATGGCTGACAATACATTATTAGCTGTTTCTGGAGATACTGCACAGATAGCTGCTTATGGCGACATGGGAATGCAGAGTAATGGTAATATAGCTATCTTGTCTACCAAACCTAACACTCTCTCAAATATAGCTGCATCAGGAGAAGAAGATTCAGGGGCTTCTGAATCTTCTCCAACTAGTATATCTATTATCAATTCTTCAAGTGATTACTCTGACTTTTTAGTTATGAGTGACCAAGGTATTTTATCTTCTTCCACAAAGAATCAGTTCACTTTGTCTGGTGGATTGAATCTTACTGTAGGAGATAAAGGAGCAGCTATGACTTCTGAAAAGTTTACCTATTTTGGTAATCCTAAAGGAGGCACCTTTACTATAGAAGGAAGATCCTTTTTAGGTAAACTATCTTTTCCTATTATAGATTTTGGTCAAGCTGAATTAGTAGATATACCTGCATTACCTGTATTACCTAGCTTAAAACAAAAAGAATTAGAAAACTGTTTACCTAGTAAATTTAAAGAGAAAAACAATTTTGATCCTAAAACTCCTGATTTTAATCCTCAAGCTAATTCTGATAGTATAGAAGAGTTTAATATATTAGCTGAAAAATATGGTAAGACCCCAGACTTTAATCCTTATGCTAACCAAGCTCAAGTTAAACCTCCAGAAGTACCTTCTGCTAATAATAAAGTAGAATTACCCAGAGAATCAGAAATTTTTTCTAATTATAACCCTACAGGAGAAGGGATGTTTACTGGTAAGCTCCCTCCTCCTTCTGTTAGTTCCAATATAACTGATAATAGTTCTGGCATATTTGTACCTTCTTTGACAGCAGCAGGAGTATTACCGACTAAATATGTTACTGATTCTGAAGAAGTATTATTTGATTTAATGTCCTTTGAAGGCTTTGAGTTTAATACCTTATATGAAGCCTTAGATAATGCTGACTTTTTAGAGCAAGCTGCTTTTTCTTTAACAGATGTTGAAAGTATTTTTACTACAGAATATATTAATGAATTCACAAATAGCTTTCTTAAAGAAACTAATACTTCTAGTTCAATTGATTTTCTTTCTGTATTAAATTACACTCAGTTTTATATTAAATTATTTGAGTCAAATTTAGATGTTCTAAGAAAGTTTGAATATACTTTAGAAGATTTTAAAGATTTAGATACTAATAAAATACAAGCTATATTCACTTTAATTCAAGAGTATCCCCAGCTAAAATCAAAAATTATTGAGTCAGTAGAGACTGCTAAACTAGCTCCTGCTATAGGATTTTTTGGAGGGTTATCTAAAGCTTTCTCTTTTGTTAGCCAAAATATTAATGTAGTTAAAGATTTTAGTAAACTACCAGGTTTAATACAAGGAGGAAATTTTAAAGAAATCTTTAACTTTGCTAAACCTTTTATTTCTAAACCTCTTAAAGGCACTGTGTTTGGAAAACTAATAGAAAACTCAGACTTAATGGATACTTTATTACAGTTTGGAACTGACATTACTAAAGGGAACTTAACTAAAGTAGCTAGAGATAAATTATTAAGAGATACTTTTGATAAAGTTTATAATACTGAGATTAAAAAAGTATTAGAAAAAAGAGTATCTGATTTATTAGGTCCAAAACTTCAGGATGCTATACCTTTATTTAAAACTATAATGTGTAGAGTAAAGTTAGGTTGTACTATCTATCCTGAAGATTATATTGATGAATTTTCAGGTATACTATTTAAACTAACTGGAGATAAAAATATACAGAAAGCTAATGATATTTATCAAGATTTATCTCAATTAATAAAAGATAGTAAAAGCGGAGATGTTTTAAAAATACTAACTGGAGATAGTTTGGAGGGATTACTAACTACAGTATTAGGAGCTAACACAGCGGGTAATCTTTCTAAAGTATTTAATGTAGTTAAATCTGCGGTAGGTTTATATGACTCTGTTAAATTGCTTCCAGATTTACTAAATTTAATGAATAAACATAATATACCAGCTATAGATCAAGTTGGTATTGCTCTTAATTGTTTAGACCTTTTTAATAAAACTAAAGGACTGTTAGATTCTATTAAAGGATTAGGTAATGGCAAGAATACTGCTGCTTTGTTAGAAAATACTGGTAGACTAGCTGAGTTAAAGAACACTTTAGACAGCTTAGATAATACTACTTTAAAAGAAGTTAATGACCAACTAAATCAAGAATTAGATGAAGAAATAGATTTAGTTGAATACAAAAGAACACTTAATTCTAACTTAGTATTAGATACTTGTTTTAAACTTCCTAAACTTAATATCTTTCAATCAGAAATAGAAGTATTAGAGTTAAGACCTCAGAGTATAGTATTTAAACTAACTAATTTTGATATTCTCAAATCTGACATTTATTTACTACCTAAGAGAAATGATTTAGTGCAGCTTAGAGTAGCCGGGTTTTATTCTTTATCTAGTAAAGAGTATTTGGTACCTTATCAAACTGACTTTCAATATACACCTTCTGTTTATACCTTTGTGATTAGTCAGTATAATACAGTTTCTAATGTAGGGGTAGCTTTCTATGATAAATCTTATTCTTCCATAGTATTAGAAAATGAAGAGGGTCTGCTTTATAAGTTTAATACAGAAGCTATAGGAAACTCTCTTAACCTTGATATTGTTGACTCTTATTTATTAGCTTAATATGCAACCAATTGATATATTACCTTTTCTTGCTAAAGGTATAACTGTATTTTTTCCAGCCATAGAAACTAAATCTAAATACATTATTAAATTAGAAATATATTACTCTGAAAGTAATCCTTTGTTTGATTGGGTTAATTGTAATAAATCTGAATTAAAGATATGGGAGCAAGTTATAGAAGGAAATCCTGCTGGTACTTTATTTCTCTATCAAACGAATAATAATCTTAATGCAGGTTTTTATACTATTAGAGGAACTATGTTATCTGACCAGCAACCTAAAATAGGACAGCTTACAATAGGTATAATTCAACCTACACCTTACCTAGCTATTGGAATACCATATTCAATGTATCCCCCTATCACATTAATGTAAATGGATTTATTGTTAGATTACGGAGATGTTTTAATAGATAAAATAGAGTATGATAACCAAAACATTGACTACTATGATTTATCTATTGAAACTACAAACCAATTTATAACTAAACTAATTAGAAGAACTTTGGAGACTCCTTTAGGTTATATAAAGAAAGCTATTATTCAAAATAACATTCAGTGGTTAGATAAGAACTATGGCAACCCTTTATATAGTAAACTTTCAGAACCTCTAACTTTATCTTTTATAATAGAAGCTCAAGCTGATATTAATAGATGTTTAAACTCAATTAAAGACGTACCTGGGTTAACCTTTAATTCAGTCAACATAGTTAGCTATACTTTAGATTCTTTAAGTATAGAAGTTAATTATACTTACAACCAGCAAACTACAAATTCTTTACTATCTCTACCTTTATGACAAGAAATGAAATCTATTACAGAAATAATTAATTCTTTTAAAACTAACCTTACTAACTTAGGTTCTCCTCTAGCTTCTTTTACTAACTATAGTAATATCTTTATGATATTTAGGAGTATAGGGGCAGTTATAAGTCAGCAGTATTCTGACTTAGATAACTACTACTTAAATAGTTTTTTAGCTAGTGCTACTAAAGATAACTTAGATGCTAGAGCTAGAGATTTTAATATAGTTAGAAATCAAGGTAGCTTTGCTTCTGGTTATGTGTTTACTACATCTACTGTAGATACTACGATTCCAGTTAACACTATACTTAATTCACCTAATATTAATTATCAGTTTCAAACTACTCAATCTGCAATATCAACTGCCATTGGAGTTTATATACCTATTACTTCTTTGTTGGCTACAGAGTTAGCTAACCTTAATGCAGGTACAGTATTAACTTCTTCTTTTTACCCTAACATAAAGTTTGTAGTAGCTAACTCTGTGGGTTTAACTGGAAACTATATAGGAGGTCTAGAAGGAGGCAGAAGTTCTGAGTCTGATCTTTCTTTTAGAAATAGGATAATATCTCAAATTAACAATCAATCTAAAGGTACTATAGATGCTGTAATTAATAAGTTAAATGAGCTTAACATTACTAAGTTTTTTATTAAAGAAGGTTATCCTGTTACTGGCTATTTTACTGTTTATGTAAATACATTAGATCAATCTTTAATAGATTTAGTAGAAGAAAGTTTAATGTTAGTTAAACCTATAGGTACTGCTTTTGAAATTAAGTCAATACAAACTACTTTTATTGACCTAAGATTTATAGTAACTTTAACTTCAGTAGAATTTGCAGAAAGTGTAGCAGATAATATTAGACAGATATGTTTTAACTATTTTGAGGGGTTAGAATTGGGACAAGAGTTATATCCAGTTAATTTAGCTGTACTTTGCTCTAACATTCAAGGTATTAGAGACATAAGAATAGTTGATCCTGCTGCCTCTAAAGTAACCGCACTTAAAGACACTTTACTAAAGATTAGAAATATAGACTTGACTTTAAATACAGGAGGTTAGCTTGTCTACTCAAGATATATGTTATGAAAGATTAGTTAACTTACACCAACCTGGAGGAGAGTCTATTCTTTTTAATAATAAAAAGATTACTCTTAAGTTTATTAAAGGTAGTCAATTTACAGATAAATTTTACTTAGAAGGTATTATTAGTAATCTGAACTTATCAAGTAAAGCTGTATTAGATCCTTTTTGTGTAGAGGAAAGTTGTGTAGTAGAGGGTGGTATATGGACTACTGCTATCACTTCTAATATTAGTAGAGATAATAATGGAATTACAGAATATTGGGTGGCTGGCTCTTTAGATTCTGAAGGTAATGTATGGGTATTAGATTTAGGTATTGTATCCTCTGTTACAGGTGACTTTCTAATTAAAGATAAATCAGTATCTATTAATAATAAAGGTTACTTTAAATCTAGAATAACTTTACCAGAAGGCATTAAGTTAGCTGTATTAAGAAAAGTATCTTATAGCCAAACTACTTCTGTTTTACATTCATTTGGAGAGTACAAAAATAATAAAAGAATAACTAGAACTAAAATTGGGTACTTACTAGAGTATAACGCTGAAGATCAGCAATCTGATTTAGAGTTATTATCTCAAGGACTAATTAACCTAATATTTTCTACTTATAAATCTACAGAATTAAATACTGTAAAGTATTTTATTAAAGGTGAATTAGACTTTTATATAAAAAAAGTTATAGAAGATAACATAAGTGCTATTGTTGATTTAGTAGATTTTAAATCAACTTCTAGAAGACTAAACAGTATTCCTAAGACTCTTACTACTTATCTAACTTCAGATTTACTTTATGAGGATAAATTTTATTTAGACAATATAGCTAGGTGTGTAAATCAAGAATGTGTTGATGATGAGTGTTTAGTCAGCAAATCTGTATTTATAACTTCTTCTAGAGAAGTATCTACTAGAGCTATAGCTTGGTTTTATTTGTTAATCTACACTTACAGCCTTTATTTAGATAATTCTCAATATACTTATCTTTTAGACTTATTAGCTTTCTATCTAGTAAATCAGATTAATGCCACTAATAATCTACCTAGTAAAGGGTGGACTCACGCAGATGTGTTATCTGAGTCAGAAGAAATAGTAGAATATAATCTGTCAACTGCTGTAGTAGTTTATATTGCTTTACTTAAACATTATGATTACACAGTTAACTCTACTTATTTAGAAACAGCTACTAATATAGAAGAAGCTATATGGTCAACATTTTATAATTTTAAAAAGAAAGAGTTTAATACTTTTAACATAGAAGATATATCTTATAGTTTACTATTTAGTAATTTAGTAAATAGAGCAGATGTAGTAGAAAACCTTATAACTAAAATAGAAAGTAATCTAATACTTGATTATGGAGTAGTTAAAGAATCTTTAAATGGAGTCAATATAGTTAACTTAAATAAGCTATCTCAAGACTACTTAAAGATTAATCCTATTTCTTTGAACTTTACCACTTTAACTAATCCTTATACTTCTTTACTAGATATTAGTAACAGTAATCTATACTATTTATCTTTTAAGTTACAGAATTATATAACTACTTTTTTAGATACTTTAAATAGAGTAGAGTCTACTAATACTGTTGTATATCTATGTTCTTGTTTAAGTAATCCTAGTTTGTATAATTTAGAAGTTATACAGAAAGGAGATTACTATTTGACTTCTAGTTTGTCATTTGAAAGAAGTTTAATATTAAAAAAGTTATTGGATTTACCTACTAATTATGGCTGGTTTGCTAAGAAAGCTTTACAGTTTACTGGTAGTGTGTACAAACTACTAAAAAGTATAGGAAATAACCTTTCTACTTTTAATGTATTTAGCAAAGATATAATCTCTAATAACTATTTAAATTCTTTAAAAGGGTTTAGATTATTAACTTATACTAAACTTCTAAGATTTTTTAGATTACCTCAAGAGTTAGACTCTGAATTAGTTAGCTATATCAGTTCCGTACTAGGAGGGCAAGAAAATAGTATAACTTCTGTAGGTTTATCTAAAAAGATTAATAGGTTCAATGTTGCTAACTTTAATTCAGAACCTTATAATCAAATACTAAAGTTAAATTCTACTAAGAGTCAAACATTATTAGGAACTGATTACTATATAGGTACTAATTATGCTTCTACTAACATTGCAGAAGTTACTGTACTTCAACCTATTACTAGTATTATTGAGAAAGAAATTAATAACAGTTTACCAGTAGCTACTAAAAGTATACTAAATGAAGTTATTACCTTAGTAAATTTTATAGCGGAATCTGCTAATTGTTTAGAAGACAAAGACTCAACAGACACCCAGTTATCTAATCTAATGTTAGAAGATAATAATGAATTATTAATTGAATAAATATGTCAAGAAAAATAAGGGAGTTTACTCTATATGAAAATTACTATTGTAGGAGCTGGTCCAAGAGGATTATCTGTAGCTTTGTATGCTCTATATAAATGCCATAAAGTTACTTTAATAGACCCTTCTCCTTTACATACTTGGACTTCTAACTACTTAATAGAAGATTTACAAATGAGAAGTCCACTTACTTTTGATTTAGTAACTTATTTAGAGGAACTTCAAGAGTTTAGTTTAAATAAATATTTAGAATACAATTTACCTTTTACTAATAATCAAACAGCTATAGAATCTTGTGATATTAAAGTAAACAGAGAAGACTTCTGTAGTTATCTTGAATGGGTATTACAGTACCTTTTAGATAATAAAGTAAAGTTAGTCAAACAAACAGTAACTTCTGTACAGGGTAATACTGTTAATTTAGCTAATGGTAAATCTATAAAAGGAGATGCTGTAGTATTCTGTATTGGGTATAAAGGTAAAGATAATATACCTAGTTGGATTAAAAATACCAGTCTAAAAGATAGAGTAATTAAGTTAAATAATATATTACAAAAGCCTAAAGATTACTTTAATAAGAAATGGTTAGTATTGGGGTCAGGTCAAGGAGCTGCTGAACAAGTTAACTATTTTAGTAGTAAATTAACAGGTGAAGTAACTTGGGTTATTAAAAAAGAACCTAAATTAAATCAGTATCCTGCACCTAACTATAAAGAATGGGGAACTAAATCAGCGTTAGGAAGCTATTACAAAAGTTTAACTAACTATAAAGACAGATTAAATTACTTGAATAAAGTTAAGCAATGGCAGCCTTCTATCACTTCTTATATAGCAAGTAAGCTTAAAAATACTAACTTTAAAAAATTAATAGTTAAAGATTACTCTGAAGTTATTAACGTAGAGGTTGATTATATTAGTTTAGTTGCTGGTTTAGTTCCTAGTTTAAATTCACTTCCTTTAGAAGTAAATACTAATGCTTATATAGCTAACTTTCCAGATATAACTAATAACTTTAAACTTAATTACGCCGATGCTAATTGGTATGTGTCAGGTATACTAGCTACTGCTTATGATGGACCAAGACAGCATTCTTTAATATCAGCAGGTATTACAGCCAAAGAGATTATAAAGGATATAGAACATGACAATATTTAGAAATATAAATACTAGTATTAGTAAAGTAGATAGACTACTTTACTTAGTGAACTCTACTTACTTTTTTGCTATAGGTAAGAACACAGCTTGGAATAATAGTTGGGGAGCTGATGTAAGTGAAGAAAATCCGCCTAGCCTTGAAGAAACTATAACTAGCATTCCAGATATCAAGTTATATAAACAGCCTATATATAAAACTTTAGCAACTAAAAGCCAATGTGAGGGTATACAGTTTGAAAGTTGTGGAGAGGTTATAGGAAATCAAGAGTTAACTCTTATTAACTTACAAACTACTAATAGAGAAACTTTAGAAGCAATATCCCCAGATTATCTTTACTTTAGAATACTGATTGAAGAAAGTGATTTAACTTTTGCCAATATAGAAAACTTTAGAGTGGCAGGGTTATTTAAAAATGTTACTTTTACTAACCCAGGACAAATTAGATACTTACCCACTTCTGTAGTCAATCAAGGTAGTTTATACTGGGCTTCTTACTTTACACCCATATTTAAGAGTAACATACTTGCTAAAACGTCTATATTCCAACTATTATTAAAACTTTAATATGGCAACTAATTTATATAACTTTAATTCTGGTGATTATAGAGATAGATACACAAGAGAGACAGGTTGGGTAAAGCTACTTTTTAATCATGGTAGACCTCTCCAGACTGCTGAGTTAATAGAGATGCAGTCACTAATGCAGGACTTTATGAAACAAGGTTTAGATACTTTGTTTGCTAATGGTACTGTCATCTATGGGCTTAAGTTTGAATTACTATCTAAAACAGTAGATGAAAGTATATTTACTATATCATCTGGTAAGTTCTATGTAGATGGAATTGTGTTAGATGTACCAGAACAAACTATTACGGTTAATAATACTGGAGAGTTTAATATAGGGTTATCTATTACTCCATCTATTATTACTGAAGAAGAAGTACCTAATTTAAGAGACCCTGTTAAAGAAGGAGCTTTATATGGTTTACCTGGTGCAGCTAGATTAATTTGGAATACTACTTTAGTAATAGATGATACTACTGCTTTTACTTTAGCTAGAGTAGTTAATGGAGGTTTGATTCAAAGAGAAACTAACCTTTACTCCAAAATAGATGAATCTTTGGCTAACTATACTTATGCTAGAACAGGAAACTTTTGTTTACCGGGAGGTTTAGAAGTATCTGTTATTGAAGCTACTGACAAAGCAGTTACAGATGTAGCTAAATATAATGCTTTACAAGACAATACTACAAACTTAGTTAATGAAACTCAAAATGCTTATTCTCAAGTATTAAATGCTAAAACTTCTGTAGATAACTTAACTTCTCAAGTTCAAGCAGCTACTTTAGTTTACAACAGAACCCCAACTAACTCTAATTTAATTGCTTTACAAGACTTGGAATTAAGGTTAGAAGATATTACAGCTAGATATAATGAATTATCTAGATTGTATACAAGTAAAAAAATAATCTCAGATAAAGCTCAACAGTCTTTAACTAGTGCTAAAAGTTTACTTACTGATAAAGTTTACTTTTCTGTATCTCCTGGAGTTGCTTATGTAGAAGGGTACAGAGTTCCTATACTATCTCCTGTAGTATTAGAAGTGCCTAAGAGTTTAGAAGTTAGTAAAGTTAATGGGGCTATTTTTACTTATGCTGGTAATCAAGCTACTACTTTAAGAACTTTTAGTTTAGAGAATAACTCTTTATGGTCTGATGTAGTTAATCAAAACACTTTATTGGTTATTGAGTTTACTAAACTTCTCTATAACCAGCAGTTTGTAGATATTAAACTTGAATTGTCTTTAAATAATACTTCTTTTAATAGTATAAATAGTCTACTTGATTTTATAACTATTCAAGTTAATAAACCTATTAATCAAACTTTAAGCTCTATAAACATTAGTTCTACTACTCTAATATTAAGCAGTGAGATATTAAGAACTATAATTAAAAATAATTTAGTTATAAATAGAGTTGGTTCTGCTTTAGAAGTGACATCCACTACTTTAAATGAAATAGCTAATCAAATAGAAGTTAATATAACTATCAAAGAAAGAGATACTAATAATGTTATAGTAGGGAACTCTGAAGTTTTATTAGTAAATGTTAACTCAGCTAACTTATCAGGGGCAGGTAGTTCTAACTCTTATCAATTAGGATTTAGACCAGTAGCAGATGTAGTTAATGTAACTGCTGAGTTAGCTGAGTATAATAAACCTATAGTTAGAGGAGTAATTTCAGGAACTACAGATAAGTTAGGAGATGATTCTATATTTAAAATAGTTAAAGTATTCCAGGCAGATACTACTTATGTAGAAGGAGTAGACTATCAATTAATTAATCAGTCTGAAATAGATTGGTCTTTAAGTTCTGTAAATGCTAGGGAACCCTCTGCTGGGACTACTTACTATGTATCTTTTTTATATACTCAACCTTTAGCTAAAGGAACTGATTACCAATTAAATCAAGTTACTGATTCTATTGAGTTTATTAATACTACACCTGCTCCTAATCAGAGATTTTATGTAGACTACACTTACTATCTTTTTAAAATAGGAGTAATAATTTTAGATAAAGAAGGTAATCTAAACTATACTCTATCTTCTTCTGGAGTAACTGAATTACCTGTTGTAGCTAATAATCTGTTACCTTTAGCTACTTTTAAAGTATATGCTAACTCTATTGAAGTAACTCCTTCTGATTGTAAAATACTAAGAAATGAAGAGATTCAAAGTATTGTAGAGTTAGTTAAAAAGAATACTTGTGAGTTAGGGAACCAAAAGTTAGATGTGGCTGCTCAATTAGATGCTGCTAGTAATGAAGTAACCCCTATAGGTTATTACAATAACTCTCTTCAAGATTTATCTAAAGTAAACTTGGATAACAGTACAGGGGCTATATCACCTTCTATACAATCTCTTACTGGAGGCTACACACATAAAGATGTTAACTTAAAGTATGTATCTGGAGGTACAGTAAGTAACAATGAGTTTGGAAATAGCTATTTTGTAACATTACCTTACTCTAACTCTGTACTGTTATCTCAAAATAGATTAACTAAAATTAGAACAGTAAATTCTCAGATTAATATTAACAAAAGAGCTAAAATTACAGCTTATCCTGAATTAATTTTTAATAATAAACCTTTTAGTAAGTTTACTTCTTGTGACCCTTTAGCAAAAGCTACTACTTTACTTACTAGACTTTCAGATAATAAGTCTTTAATACTTCAAAATATATCTACTAATAATCAAGTATTATTTAAGTCTTTTGGAGAAAAGTTATATAAGTCTTTTATAGAAGGTACTCCTATAGGAAATATATTTCAGAATACAGTTAGCTTTTTTGGATATATATCTAATTTAGTTAAGTCTAATACTAACTTAGTTAAAGTAAAAGTAGAAGAATTACCTCCTAACAATGGGGGGTATAAAGTATATTTATCTGGAACTGAGATAAGAAACTATACTTTATTAGACAGTACACCTTTATCAGTAGAGTATCCAGGTAGTATAAGAAGTAAAAGTGATGGTACTATTTCTTTTAGTTTTACTATACCTACTGATTTAGTCTTTGGTTCTCATAGTTTAGAAGTTGTATCTGTAGCTTCAACTGGTAGTAAAGGTTATGCTAAAACTCAAATAGGAGTCTACAATAATTTATTTAGTCAGATAGTTATATCTACTTTAGAAAATTGGGATATATCTTTTAATAAACCTATAGCAGATTCTTTTTTACTAAAGTTAAAGTCTAATAGATATGATTCTCAAACTTTTCAGTTTAATAGCAGTATAGTCAATCCTGGCACTCTACCTAATATTAGTTCAACCGCTTTAACTACAGAACAGCAGTTTCCTATATTGTTTGATTCTATCTATCAAACTTTTAAAGTATACGACTACTGTTACTTAACTAAAGTAAAATTAAAACTAAAGTCTATAGACCTAAATGAAGACTTAATAGTTAACTTAGGAGAAGCTGATTTAGTTGATAAAGCTCCTAACAGAAGTTATTATTCTAGTGCTTTTAGTAATCTATACCAACCTTCTACAAATGGCATTAATTGGACTGAGTTTACTTTTAGTTATCCTATACTAATAGATCCTAAGAAACTTTATAATTTTAGTCTTTATTCTAAAGGTAGTGGATATAAAGTATTTAGTGCTGAAGTTGCTGGAACTGATTTACTTACTGGAGGATTAGTAGGAGACCAACTTTATCTAGAAGGGGAGCTATTTTATTCTAATGAGGGTAAAGCTTTAAATAGATTAGAAAGGGAAGACTTAACTTATGAGTTACAAAAAGCTACTTTTACTATTGCTAATGAGGTTATTGTTAATTTAGGCAACTATGGTATAGTAGATAACTTAAGTTCTGTTAGTTCCTTTTGTTTAAATAGTAGAGATATATTACCTTCAGATACTTTTATTCAATATCAATACCAGCTTATTGGAACTAATACTTGGGTTAACTTTGACTCTAATAAATTAGTGTGTTTAGATACTCCTGTATTCCATGTAGCCATTAGAGCTAAGTTATCTTCACTAAGAAACAATGTTTCTCCTGCATTGATGTTGCAAGGTTCTTCAGTTAGTTTGTATCTAGGTTTATCTAGTTCTTATATTATATCTAATCAGATTACTTATAATAGCCTGTATAAAGACATATATGTGACTTTAGATTACTTACAACCTGATGAAACTAATATTAAAGTTTATTATAGTCCTAATGAAGGTTTACTTACCCAAGGTCAAGAATGGTTTGAGCTAACTAAAGATACCACTACTGATAAATTTATTGATGCAGGGTTACAAGTTAAGCAAGCTACATGGAAATTATCTAATGAAACTCTTTATATAAGTAATGGAGAAGGTAGAAATAGATTTAGGTGGAAAGTAGAGTTTACTACTAATAATGTAGCCATTCAACCTAACGTGCTTAATATTAAAACTTATGTAGCCTGAGGTAAATATGACTTACTTTGATAGATTTGATCCTACTTGGCAAAAGATACTATTTAGACCTGATAAAAAAACTCAAGCTGCTGAATTTAATGAAATACAATCTTTAATTAACTACCAACAGACTCAGGCTTTTGACTACTTATTTTCTAATTACAGAATTATAAAAGGATTGCAGATTACTTTAGATAGTTTTACTTCTGAAGGTTACTTGATGAAGTTATCTAAAGGTCAAGTGTTTATTAGAATTCAGAATAAAGGTTACTTTGTAGCTATACCTGAGACTACTTTTTTAGCTTTATACAGTCAAAGAACTTATGTAGGTATCAATCCTGAGTTTATTACTGTCACTGAATTTAGAGACCCTTTAATAGGGGGTGAGTTGTGTGGCGACATGGGTGCAGATAGGTTAGTAGTTAGTTCTAAGATAGTATTAAATGCAGATAGTTTTCCTATAGCTGTAATTCAAGGAGAATCTATTAGTAATTATCCTTATATCTTTTACTATAGAGAGAAAGGTTATTCATTACAATATAGTAATCAATATATTACTTCTTTAATTACAGATTACTTAGCTCAAAGAATATATGAAGAGGCTGGTAACTTTGTAGCTGAAGGATTAGAGTTATCTATTACTTCTATTAATACAGTTGGTATTAATGCGGGAAAAGCTTATATAAATGGTAGGTTAGTAGAGCTTTATTACCCCTCCTCTTTTAACATAGTTAGAGAAGTAACTGCACAGTATTCTGTTTATTTAACTTACTATGGTGGTTTAATTTTACAGAAAGCTGCCCCCACTTCTAAACCTAACTCTATATTCTTAGGATTAATAGAAAGAGTAAATAGTAAACTTCAAGTATTGTCTACTAAAGCTAGACCAGTTACTAACTCAGATTTAAAGTTATTATTTAGTAGAAATAAACTAAATCAAGAAATATATTTAGAGAATACTCTTAGTAAGCAATCTGTAGATAAGTTTACATTTGAAGACTCTAATTTGTTAGGTATTGTAGTTGACTCTTTTGTTAACCTAAATAATAGTGACATTAATAACATAGAATACAATTCTTCTATAATTCCTAAATATGGTTTATTGAGAAGTGGAGTAACTTTTAACACCCTGAACTTTAGTAACTTAACTCAGTTATCCTCTGCAAGTATAGAGGTAAATAGTAAAGATGGATTACCTTATATTGCTACTCCCATTCTTAGTGAGAATGTAGTAATACAGCAAGATAGAGCTACTGGTTTTGTTAGTTTAACTGACTCTGCATCTAGAGCTACTATTACAATTAATCCTTCTAATGGTTCTCCTAATAAGTTAACTAAAGAGTACCAATCTTTAACTGAGTTAGAACCTTTTAATTCCTATCAGTTAGAAGTACAAACTCCAAGTAACGTAATTATTACTTCTACTTTAGAAACAACTTTAGTAACATTAGAAGGATATGGATTTAATTCTAGTGCAGATAATTTAAAAATAGTATTTGGTAATGTTCAGATTACTGAGTTTAACTTACTTAAAGGAGTTTTAGGAACTAGTGTTAACACTATTAAAGCTAGTGAAGATGGCGGTTTTAAGTTAACTTTTAATGTGCCAGCTAACTTACTTTACAAACAATACACTATTACAGTATCTAATAGTAATCAGTCAGCTAGTGTATTATTTAGAGATAAAGGTAGTGAGTTAACTAAATTAGACAATAATTCTAGTATTGCTCAAACTTTTACTATCCAAGCTCCTTTAATGCTTAGTAAAGTAAATTTAGCTTTAAGAAGAGTTCCTCAGTTTAATAATCTTAATACTAATGTTGCTTTAGTCTCCATAGTAAAAGCTACAAATGATTTACCTACTGGAGAAGTATTAGGACAAGGGTTACTAAAATTAATAGATGTTAACTTATCTTCAGATGGTACAAGATTTAGTTCAGTTAATTTTGATATACCCGTCCCTTTAACATCTACAGGACAATATGCTTTAGTAATAGCTCCTTTAACTAATGGTCAACCTTTAGAGTTTTACTATGCTGAACAAGGTCAAAGAAGTCTTAATTCTAGTTCTGTTTCTGATTTGCAACCTTTAATTGGAGGAGACTTAATAACTAAAAAATTAGTATTATGTGGACCTTTTAACTGGAATAGAGAGTTATCTAAAGACTTAACTTTTCAGTTAGTACAAGCAGTACCTTCAGTTAGCAATAGTGAACTAGTTTACAAGATTAGTAATCCTTTAGGTAATATTCACTTTATTAACAGAAATATTAAGACTATTTGTCCTCAGGCTACTAAAGTAGAATACTTCTATAAGAATGTTAATGGCAGTTGGTTACCTCTTAACTCTAGTCAACCAATAGAAGGCAACAGAAGTGAAGTTGATATTAAGTTATCTTTAAGTGGTACTGCTAACTTGTTTCCTATAGTATTGCTAAATCAATCTGACTTTACTATCCATGAAAATAAGAAGACTGGGACTTGGGTTAGCAGAACTATAGATTACAAAAAAGGTTATAGAAATGTAGAAGTAGAGTTTGATTACTATAAACCTACTGGAACTAGCATTAATGTAGCATTCAGTTCTAATACTGGGGAAACTTGGCAAGCAATACAGTTAGATACTACTAGTGTAGGGTTAGTAAATGGGAATATACCTTTATATAAAGGTACTTGGGTAGTTAAGAATTTAGACCCTACTACAGTAAGTACAGATATCAATGGTAATACTTCTAGAATGTTGAGAACTAAATTAACTTTAAAAATAGAGTTTAGTAGTCAGAATGTTGAAATAGTACCTTATATTATGAAACTGAAGGGAGCTGTTTACTGATCTAAATTAAAATTAGGAGGCTCAATGGGGATACCTAATAGTAAATTAATTTTATAGTTATTCATATTAGTTTACTTTACTAACCCAACCTGTAAACATTTTATTTAACTTATCTTTAGTAACCCGCATTAATTCATCTAAATCTGTTGACTGATAAATAAGCATCTTATCTAAATTATCTCCAAAGTAAAGATAAGATGCCCAAGTGTCAATAAACAATTTAATCTTTAAACTTAGTAAGTATTCTTCTTCAGTTATGTAAACTATCAGTTCTTTACTAGACTTTGGATAGTATTTAACTCCTTTGGGAAAGTGTTGTTCAAATAAATTTTCTAAGTTAGTCATTTTCTACCTTTTCCCAAACCCCAGTATTACATTTACCAGAAAAATTTAAGTAATCTTGATAATATTTATATCCTTTATCAATAGTATCTTGTTCTGATATTAGAGAACTACAGTAAAAACAACCATACCTCTCTTTATATGGTTGTAATTTTGGTATATCTTGTTTAGCAATAACTTTTCTTTTTACAGAGTAAGTACCTTGTTTTCTACCATAATAGACCCCACCATAAT